GTTGATGTGCGCCCCTTGCAAAGAGCGTTTCCACACGGATGGAGTTAAGCATGTTCATTCAACTTCCACACCTTAATCCGCAGAGCCGAAAATACTGATCGGTTTTGTCTTCTGCCTTTCCCTGCCTGTTGTGGTGCCAGTCGGCATGTTTCTGCTTTTTTTCTGGCTCGTGGGCGACTGGTTGACCGATGTTTTCAGCCACTACAGCAAGCCCGACAAGTAAATCAGTCCAACTATTTATTTAAAAACTAGACAGGTGCGCGCTTATGGTCACTCCCCATGACCACCCTCGCACAAGCCCAGGCCAAATTGGCCGAATACCAAGCCGCCGAATCCCGCATCCTGGAGGCGCAGGAGATCCGCCTTGACAGCGGTGGCGGTTTCAGCTCCGAGCGCCAAACCGAACTGGCGCTGGTGCAAAAAGGCATCACCCAGTGGCAGCGCATGGTGGATTCGCTCAGCGCCCAGGCCGCCGGCAAGCCCACCTTTGCCGGCATGAGCTACAGCAGCGCCAACTTCGGCAACTAGCCGCCCACCCGCACAAGGCAAGCCATGGCACCGACACTTCCCCGTGAACCCCTGCAAAAACTCCCGCCGCGCAACCTGGTGGACAAGGTGGTGGGCTTTTTCTCGCCCGTGGCCGGGCTCAAGCGCATCAATGCGCGTGGCGTGCTCAATGAGATTGCCCAGGCCAGCAGCCGCGCCCACGAGGCCAGCAGCCCCAGCCGCAGCCGCAAGTTTTACCAGGACCGCCTGAGCCCGAACCACGATCGTGCTGCAAGGCGCGGGCGCGCTGATGGCGCAGGCGCGCCACATGGAGCGCAACAACGACATTGCGCGCGGCATTTTGCGCACCATGACGAACAACATTGTCGGCCCGACCGGCATTGGCATCGAACCCCAGCCGCGGCGCAAAGACGGCAGCATTCACGAGGAATACGCCGCCGCGCTGCGCAACGCGCACCTGGAATGGCGCAAGGCGCCCGAGGTCACCGGCCTGCACACCGACGCCGCCATGCAGCGCCTCGCCTGCCGCAGTTGGCTGCGTGACGGCGAGGTCTTTGCCCAGGAGCTGGTGGGCGCGGTGCCCGGCCTGCAACACGGCAGCGCCGTGCCCTACAGCCTGGAGCTGCTGGAGGCCGACATGGTGCCGCTCACGCATGATGTGGGTGAGCGTGTGCGCCAGGGCATCGAGCGCAACGCCTGGGGCCGCCCGGTGGCCTACTACAGTTACAAAGGCAACCCGCTCGAAGGCACGCTGCCGTCCATGCTCGGCACCGGCCAGCTCAAGCGCACCCCGGCCGACAGCGTGATCCATGTGGCGCTGCGCGACCGCATTGGGCAAATGCGCGGCATCAGTGAATTTGCCAGCATCATCGGGCGCCTGGAAGACATCAAAGACTACGAAGACAGCGAACGCATTGCCGCCAAAGTGGCTGCCGCGCTCACAGCTTACGTCAAAAAAACCAACCCCGAAGGCTACGACCCGGCCAACACCGAAACCGACGACGCGGGCCGCCCGATTGCCCGCGACATGCGCCTGACGCCCGGCATGATCATTGACAACCTGGCCGTGGGTGAGGAAATTGGCCTGATCGACAGCAACCGGCCCAACCCCAACGTGGTGACTTTTCGCCAGGGCCAATTGCGCGCCGTGGCCGCCGGGGTGGGGGCCAGCTACAGCAGCATTGCGCGCGACTACAACGGCACCTACAGCGCCCAGCGCCAGGAGCTGGTGGAGCAGTGGATCAACTACGCCACGCTGACCGACGCCTTCACCGGCCTATTTGTGCGCCCAAGCTGGGACACCTTTGTGGAAACCGCGCACCTGAGCGGCCGCGTCAAAAAACCCGCTGACCTGATGCCCGGCACCGAAAACGACGCGCTGTTTGTGGCGCAGGCCATGCCGTGGATTGACCCGCTCAAGGAAGCCAATGCGCTGGTGGAACTGACCAAAGCCGGTTTTGCCAGCGAGGTCGAAGCCATTCGCCGCCGTGGTGGCAACCCGCGCGACGTGCTGGAGCAAATCACCCAGTGGCGCAAGGAAGTCAAGGCCGCCGGCCTGGTGTTGTCCAGCGATGCCGCCAACGCGCCCGGTGTTGCTGCGCAAGTTGACGCAACAGCCGCCAACATGCCGCAAAACAACAGCAACTGATTTTAAAAATAGTCCAACTATTTATTTAAAAACTAGACAACCCACGCACCACACTGCCCACCATGCCTCAAAACACCACCCCTCAAAACAGCCCGGCCGCCGCCCCCTGGTACAGCATTCGCCAGAAAACCGCTGTGGCAGCGGCTGCTGGCCAAGCCCCCCAGGCCGCCGCCGAAATCTTCATTTACGGCGACATTGGCGAGTCGTGGTGGGACGAGACCACCACCGCCGCCCAGTTTGTCAAAGACATTGGCGCCATCACATCCCAAGACATCACCATCCGCATCAACAGTGTGGGCGGTTCGGTGCCTGACGGCGTGGCCATTTACAACGCTATCAAGCGCCACGACGCCAGCGTCACCACGGTGGTCGACGGTGTGGCCATGAGCGTTGCCAGCCTGATCGCCATGGCCGGCGACACCGTGGAAATGGCCGAAAACGCCATTTTGATGGTGCACGCGCCCTGGATCTATGCCGGTGGCAACTCGGCCGCCATGCGCGACACCGCCGACATGCTCGACCAGTTTGCCAGCGCCATGGCCACCAGCTACGCCGCCAAGACCGGCAAGCCCGTGGCCGACATGCTGGCGCTGCTGACCGACGGCGTGGACCACTACTACACCGCCACCGAGGCCAAAGAACTCGGTTTCATTGACGCCATCACCAGCGGCCTGCCCATTGCAGCCTCTGCCAGCCTGCGCAGCCAGGCCGCCGCCCGTTTCACCCGCCCCGTGGCCAGCGCCACACCAACCCCCAAGGAAATCACCATGCCTCAAGCTACCACCCAGGCGGCCACTACTCCCGTAGCCGCTGCCGATGTCAACGCCGCCGTGCAAGCCGCGTTACTGCAAGACAACGCCCGGCGCGAAGCCATTCACGCCAGCTTCTCCAAATTTGCCGACCGTGACGGCGTGGCCGCCCTGCGCGCCACCTGCCAGTCGGATGTGAACTGCAGCGTCGAAGCCGCCGGCCTGCAACTGCTGGCCCACATCGGCGCCCAAGCCGCCCCCATGGCCCCGGCCGCCCATGTGCACACCGTGCACGACGAAGCCGACAAACACCGTGACGCCATGGTGTCTGCGGTGCTGGCGCGCGGCAACATCGCGCTCGACAAAAACGGCCCGGTGCGCGTCGATGCCTCCAACCCCTACCGCGGCCGCAAGCTGCTCAACCTGGCCGAAATGTGCCTGGCCCGCGCCGGCATCAACACCGCCGGTATGGACCAGCGCGCCATTGTGGCGGCCGCCTTCACGCAGGGCACGGGCGACTTCCCCATCCTGTTGGAAAACGTGATGCACAAGGCGCTGATGGGCGCCTATGCCACGCAGGCCGACACCTGGACCGCCTTCTGCGCCCGTGGCACCGTGAGCGACTTCCGCGCCCACAACCGCTACCGCGTGGGCTCTTTGAGCAACCTGGACGCCAAGAACGAGTTGGGCGAATACCTCAACAAAACCATTCCTGACGGCGAAAAAGCCAGCATCACCGCCGGCACCAAGGGCAACATCATCAACATCAGCCGCGAAGCCGTCATCAACGACGACATGGGCGCGCTCACCGGCCTGTCCACCAGCCTGGGCCGCGCCGCCAAGCGCACCGTGGAAGCCGATGTGTACGCCACGCTGGCGCTCAACGCCGGCATGGGCCCCACGCTGGCCGATGGTGTCACGCTGTTCCACGCCACCCACAACAACGTCGGCACCGGCGCCCCCACGGTGCTGTCCTTCGAGGCCAACCGCGTCATCATGAGCGCCCAGCGCGACGTGAGCGGCAACGACTACCTGGCGCTGCAGCCAGCGGTGTGGCTGGGCCCCGACAGCCTCAGCGGCTCGGCCCGTGTGGTGGTCAATTCCACCTACGACCCGGACGCCAACAACAAACTGCAACGCGCCAACATCGCCGCCAACATGGTCGGCGCGGTGGTCGGCACGCCCCGCCTGAGCGGCACGCCCTGGTACTTCTTTGCCGACCCGCAGCAAGCCCCGGTGCTGGAAGTGGCCTTTTTGGACGGCAACGACACGCCTTACCTGGATCTGGAAAACGGCTTCAGCGTGGACGGCGCGCGCTGGAAAGTGCGCATGGACTACGGCATTGCCGGCGTTGACTTCCGCGGCGCTGTGCGCAGCACCGGCGTCTAAACCCGTTTTAACCCCTGGTAGAACCATACCATGCTCACCTACAAGCAAGAGGGCGAAGTCCTCACCCTCACCCCCGCTGCCGCCGTTGACTCTGGTGTCGGCTACCTGTTTGGCGACGGCCTGTTCGGCGTAGCCATCAACCCGGTGGTCATCAACACGCCCGGTGAATTCCTCACCGAAGGCGTGGTGGTCATCAAAAAACTGGCGGCCCTGGCCATTGCCGTGGGCGACCGCGTGTTTTGGGACGCTGTGAACGGCGAGGTCAACAAAACCGCTGCCGCCCAGGTGTGTGTGGGTGTTGCCGTGGCCGCCGCTGCCAACCCCAGCAGCACTGTGACCATCAAGCTCGGCCGTTACCTGCCGGTCAACGTCTAAGCCTGCCAACCCGGCCCACTGACTGCCCGCCATGAGCTTTGCCGCCCTGCAAACCCGCATGAACGCCACCGCCGTAAAACGGCTGGGGCAGGCGGTGGTGTTGGCGGGCGTCACGGTGCTGGCCAAGTTCGACAAGCGATTTGTTGGCAGCACCATCGGTGACAGCGGCATTGCCAGCACCCAGTCGGTGCTGACGCTGCAAAGCACTGACGTGCCGCCGCAAATTGTGGACTGGTTCAACTACTTCAGCGAGCCCTTCAACCCGCTGGATCTGCTGGTCACGGTGGATGGTGACAACTTCAAAATTGTCGCGCACGAGCCCACCGGCTCGGGTTTAAGCCGCCTCATTCTGGAGGCGGCATGAGTGGCACTGCGCACACCGTCATTTATGACGCGGTGGTGGCTGCCCTGCAAGCCGCCCCGGCGCTGGCTGACGGCCATGTGAAAACCACGCGCGACACCAACCGGCGCATGCCCGAAGGTGTCACGCGCCAGTTGCGCGTGTTCCTGGACCAGACCCGCCCCGTGGTGGAAAACATCGGCGGCAATGCGCCGCTGTACTGGGAAACCCGCCTGCGCGTGGAATGCCTGGCGCGTGACATGCTGGGGGCAAGCCCCGCCAGCGCGTTTGACACCGCCACCGAACTGGCCGCCGCCGTGCAGGCCCGCCTGTTGGCCGATGCCGCCCTGGCCGCGCTGGTGGCAGACATTCGCCCTGGCCCCATGGCCTGGGCCGAGGACGAAGCCGACACCCAACTCACCGCTTGCCAAGTGCTGGTTGACATCCAGCACCGCAGCGCCTACGCCACCTTGCTTGTGTAAACCACCATGACCACCATTACCCCACCCAAACCCGCCGCTGCCCCTTTGGCTGCCCCGGAAAACCCGTATTTTGGCCAAGGCGGCAGTTACCGCTTTGACCCGGCCAGCGGCCAAACCACCCTGATCGGCCGTGCCGGTTTGGTGGACGCCGCCACCCCCATCACCCCCGCTGCCCCGGCAGCCGCCCCCGTTCAACCCCAGGAGTAAACCATGCCTAACCGCCGCCTTCGCAACACCACCATTCTGGCCAAAATTGGCGTCACCTACGGCACTGACGTGGTGCCCACGGGCGACCGCCAACGCCATCTTTGTCAGTGACGTGTCGTTCACGCCGCTGGAAGCCAACAACGTGGATCGCAATGCCATTTTGAGCTACCTGGGCGCCAATGAAAATTTGGTCGGCACCGCCTTCAAGTCGCTCAACTTCAGCGTTGAACTGGTCGGCTCCGGCACCGCTGGCGCCGCGCCGTCGTGGGGCCCGCTGCTGCGCGCCTGCGGCTTTGCCGAAACCCTGTACCGCCGTGACGCGGGTGGACTACCTGCCCATCAGCACCAGCTTTGAATGGGTCGACATCTATGTGTTTTACGACGGCGCACTGCACAAGCTGCTGGGCTGCCGCGGCACCGCCAGCCTGGACTTCAGCGCCGGCATCATCCCGGTCATCAAGTTCCAGTTCAAGGGTGTGGACGGCGGCATTGCGGCCGGCACCCCAGCCGGTGTGGACTACACCACCTGGAAAGTGCCACAAGTGGCCACCGACGCCAACACCGCCAGCCTGGTGCGCGGCGCCACCCATGCGGCCGGCGTGGCCCCGGCCTTTGTCGGCGGCACCGAGCTGCCCTACAGCAAGTTCATGCTCGACCTGGGCATTGACGCGCCGTTCATCCCGCTCATCGGCTCCGAGTCGGTCGAAATCATGGACCGCAGCATCACCGGCGACATGGAGGTGGATCTCAGCGCCGCCGACGACGTGACCTACATGGGCTACGTCAAGGCCAACACCCTGGCCAGCATGGGCCTGATCCATGGCACGGTGGCGGGCAACAAGGTCGGCATTTTTGCCCCCAATGTGCAATTGCACACGCCCAGCTACAGCGACATGAGCGGCAAGCTGATGAACGCCTACAGGCTCACGCTGCCGCCCACCGGCACCGGCAACAACGAACTGCGCATCATCGCCAGCTTCTAAGCCCAAACTACCCGGCGCCTGTGTGCGCCGGGTGCCCAACCCCACCCCCAAAAAACACCCCATCATGACCATCATCCGAACCGTGTCACCCAAGTACTTCGCCCCGGTCACGCACAAATGCCTGGCCGCCAACGGACTGCTGCAAGAGCTGAAATTCGACGTGCAATTCAAGCGCCTCAAACAAAGCGAGCGTGACGCCCTGATCGAAGCCAACGCCCTCAAGCGCAAGCAAATCGAGCAGGACACTGAGAACGGCATCAACACCAACACGGCCGCGCTGGAAGAAATACAAGGAGCTGCTGCGACACCTATGCCTGCGGCTGGAAAGGCGTGCAGGAAGAAGACAAAACCGAAGTGCCGTTCAGCCATGAGGCGCTGTTTGACCTGTGTGAAGACTACTCCGGCCTGCTGGTGTCGGTGGCCAATGCGTTCTGGGAAAGTTTCAACCCCACCACCGCGGCGCACCTCGCCACAAAAAACTAGAGTCTGTTGCACAAGCCTGGGCTGGAGGCGGTGCAACAGTAGACGAATCCGCGCTGGACAGCCTCAAGGCTGCCGGCGCGCCGCCTGAACTACTGGAGCTAAAACGTGCCGAACTACTGCGTACCATCAGCCAACAAGCCGTTGAAATCTGGCCCGAGCACTGGCGCGCCTGCCAGCTCTTTTACGCCCTGGCCACGCAATGGATGCAGGTGGCCGGCATGAATGGCAGCGCCTACACCGGGCTGCGCTACGAAGTGCTCGACGCGGTAGAGCGCCGCCTGCCGCCTGACGAGTACCCGGACCACACCCCCGCGCACCACGCCGTTTTTGCCCAGTTGCAAACCCTGGAGCATGCCGCCCTGCGCGTGCTCAACAAACGCTAACCCGACGCACCCACCATGACCGGCAATGTAGGCATCACCTTCCACGGCAACGCCAAGCCGCTCACCACCGAGCTGCAGGCGGCCGGCGCGGCTGTCAAGCAATTTGGCGAGCAGTCTGAAAAGTACCTGCAAAAAGGCGAAATCAGCGCCAAACAAATGGCCTTTGCGCTGCGTGGCGTGCCCATGCAGTTCACCGACATCGTGACCAGCCTGCAAGCCGGGCAAAACCCGATGACGGTGTTTTTGCAGCAAGGCGGCCAACTCAAAGACATGTTTGGCGGCGCCGGCATTGCGGCCAAAGCCATGGCTGGTTATGTGGTGGGCTTGGTCAACCCGTTCAGTGTGGCCGCCGCCGGTGCCGCCGTGCTGGGTGCCGCTTACTACCAGGGCAGCAAAGAAAGCAGCGCCTACACCAAAGCCATTGTCATGAGCGGCAACGCCATGGGCACCACCAGCGGCCAGTTGAAAGACATGGCGCAAAACGTGGCCGCCAGCACCGGCGCCACCGTGGGCGCGGCAGCGGCTGGCCTGGTGCAACTGGTCAACGCCGGCGGCATGGCCACCGACAAGCTCGAGCGCATCACAGGCATTGCCCTGGCCATGGAAAAGCAGGCCGGCGTGGCCGTGGGCGACACAGTAAAACAGTTTGTCGAACTGGGCAAAGAGCCGGTCAAGGCCAGTGAAAAACTCAACGAGACCACCAATTTCCTCACCGCGTCCATTTACAACCAGATCAAGGCGCTGCAAGACCAGGGTGACGCCGCGGGCGCGGCCGCGCTGGCGCAAACTGCGCTGGCTGACCAAAAAGCCATTCAAAACGCCGAACTGGTGCAAGACCTGGGCGCCATTGAGCTGGCCTGGAACTTTGTCACGGGTGCTGCCAAAAACACCTGGGACGCCATGCTGGGCATTGGCCGCAGCGAATCCATTGCCGCTAAAATTGCCGAACTGCAAGCGCAAGTTGCCTACGGCCCCGGCATGTACGGCACCACCGACTTTGGCGCCAAAGAGCGCGCCCAAGAGCAGCTAACCTACCTGCTGCACATTCAGGCCAGCCAGCGGGACTACGCCGCCCACCAAAAGCTGCAAGCCGAACAAACCCGCGCCCAGATCCGCCTGGAGGCCGAGCACGATAAAAGCCTGAGCAAACAGCAGCAACTGCGCAAAGCCATCGCCCAGGAGGCCGCCAACTTTGCCAAGGTGGACCAGACCATCCCCGGCAATGTGGAAAAGTACACCGCCAACATCGCCGCCATCCAGGCCCGCTACACCGAAACCGTCAAAGTGGCGCGGGTGGCGCGTGTCGGCCTGACCGATGCTGAAAAAGAAGCCATCGCCATGCAAAAGGCGCTGGAAAAAGCCTATGCCGACGGCATCAAGGAAATTGACGCCTCGCGCGCCAGCCAGCAAAAATTGATGGCCGCCAGCTTCGAGGAAGTGGACAAGGCGCAGGCCGCCTATGACGCGCATGGCAAGCTGGCCAGCGTCATTGCCGAAGAAACCTTGGTGCGCTTGGAAAACGCCCGCGTCATCACCGCCATGGCGGGCGAAGACACTGCCGTGCTTGACGCGCAAATTGCCAACCGCAAACGCCTCATCGAGATTTTGCGTAATGGCGAGGTGCGTGATGCGTCCGAGAAAGCCGCCAGCGACATGCTGCGCGAACAAAAACGCGCAGCGGAAGAAAGCAGCAAGTATTGGGAAGACGCCCTGATGCGCGCGTTCGAGTCCGGAAAAGGCTTTTTCCAATCGCTTTGGAACACGATCAAAAACACGTTGAAAACTCAGGTTTTGAAAGTGCTGGTGTCGGCCACCGGCCTGACCGGCATGAGCGCAGCGGGCGCGGGTGAGTTGGGCGGCTCGGGTGGTGGCAACCTGCTGGGCACNGCGGCCAACCTGGGCAAGATGTANGACGCCATCACTGGCGGGTTTAGCGGCCTGGCCGACTCGGTGGCTTTTGCCGCCAATGACATGGGCGCCTGGCTGGTCAACAACACCAGCGGCATGCTGAACCAGGCGGGCAGCGCCCTTATGCAAAGCGCGGGCACCTTTGGCACCGTGGCGGGTTACGCCGCCGGTGCTGCGGCTGGCCTGGCCATTGGCAGCGCCATCAGTGGCAAATACGGCTCCAGCGGCGTGGTGACTGCGGGCACGGCCATTGGCGCAATCTTTGGCGGCCCGATTGGCGGNGCTATTGGCGGCGCCATTGGNGGCCTGGTGAACCGCGCCTTTGGCCGAGGCCCGACCGAACTCACCGCCAGCGGCACACGCGGCACGTTTTCCGGTGACAGCTTNAGCGGCAGTAACTACGCCAGCTACAAAAAAGACGGCGGTTGGTTTCGCAGTGACAAAAATTGGACTGATGTCACTGCAATGGACCCCGCCACCCTCAGCGCCTGGTCGTCTGCCTTTGCCGGCGTCAAGGG